GAACAAGCCAGCCTTAAAATAAAAGACGAGTGATGATCAAGCTGGAAGCAAGACATTTTGGTGGTTGAGGATTATCAGGAACAATAACCGCTCACGATGCTATCACTAAGGAAGTGGCAATAGGGTTTGGTAACTTCTGTCAAAAAAGAGAATCGCTTTCGAATGGATGGTTTGATTATGATGCTGATGGTAAAAATTACTTTACCACCGAAGAAATATTTGAAATGTACCTAAACACTTTAAAATGAAAACATACTTTGAAGAATCAGACTTAGTATCATTTGGACGCTATCTTCTATCAGAAGAACGCACAAAGAGAATCACAGACAACGAAACAACGGGCGACAATGTACCCATTAAAGAGCGCCTTCAGGAGGTTTACCATGCCGATTTAGAGAACTGGAAAGAAAAATTTGTAAAATCCTAATAAAATGTGTAAAATTGCAAGCATGGATTCGAATAGTACTCCCAAAAGACTCCCAGCCGAACAGGGTAAAAAATCGGTTAGTGAAAGCTTTCAAAAGGAGGCGCAGGACGTGAGAAACGGTGCGCCTTCTTTAATTTATCAAGGAGGCAAATTCGATTGGCAATTCAAAAGAAAGTCAGGTTTTGCAATGGCTCGCTTGGTAAGCCTTATAATCCTGTTTAGTTCCTGTTCTTTTAACCTTTCACCCACTACCGCCCAAAGAGAACAGAAGAACTTCGAACGGTTTAAACTATCCCCAAAAGAGGCTATAATCTATTCAGGAACAGCGTTTGCGAGTTACGGGTTAGGAAAGCACTTTGTTAAATTCAAACTAAAAGATTAGTTTTGCTTTCATGGAGTCGGAAGAATACCGCCAAGAACGGGACGAGAAGGGTCTTTTTAAACCAGGTAACAAGGTAGCCAAAGGAAGGGGCGCTAACCACGTTTCAACAAAGGTTAAAGAATCAATAGTCAATTTCTTAGAAGCAAACATTGACGCAATTCAGGAATCATTCGATCAACTTAAGCCAAAGGATAAACTGGAATTCATTGCAAGTATTATTCCTTATGCGGCTCCAAAACTAAGCAGTACCCAAATAGATCAGGTAACAGATGGAAAGGTTGAGGTTATCGTAAAGTATGAGAAAAGAGATAGCCCTACCTGAACTCCATGAAAACCAAGAATTAGTAATTAGAGAGGCTAAAAGGTTTAATGTCTTAGACTGTGGTCGTAGGTGGGGTAAGAGTGTTTTAGCCATCAATCTAATATCAGAAACAGCCATAGAAGGCTATCCAGCAGGATATTTTACACCAACATATAAACTACTTGAGGGAACATTTAAAGAGGCTATAAATCATCTTGAGCCTATTGTTTCAAGGAAGCACGATAACCAATTTATTGAACTAATCACCGGGGGGATAATTGACTTCTGGTCATTAGACAACGCTAATGCTGGGCGTAGCCGGAAGTATAAAAGGGTAGTCGTGGATGAGGCTGCTTTCGTTAAAGACTTGTGGGACGCATGGAATAACTCAATCCGTCCTACCCTGACTGATTTAATGGGTGACGGGTGGATAATGAGTACCCCACGTGGAAAGAATGGATTCTATAAGCTATACAGCAAGGGTAAGGCATTAGAACCTAACTGGATGAGTTGGCAGATGCCTACCCACACGAACCCGTATATCAATAAGAACGAGTTAGAAGATGCCCGCAATGAGTTACCGGCAGCGGCTTACAATCAAGAGTATCTTGCTTTATTCAGCGATAATGCAGCTAATCCTTTCGGGGTTGATTATATAAAATTAGCCGTAAAACCTAAATCAAACGAGGCTGCGGTTTGTTTTGGGGTTGACCTTGCTAAGTCTGTGGACTGGACAGTAGTAACCGGATTGGATAGAAACGGGCAGGTGTGTATATTTGAACGCTGGCAGTCAGACTGGGAGCAAACAAAGAACCGTATCAGGCAAATAGTAGGTTCTAAACCGTGTTACATTGACAGCACTGGGGTAGGTGATCCAATAGTCGAAGATATTCAAAAGCATTGTTACGGGGTTGAAAAGTACGTTTTTACTTCACAGTCTAAACAAAAGCTAATGGAGGGTTTAGCCTCATCCATCCAACAGGGTAAGGTTTCTGTATTAGATGGAATTATGCGGGACGAATTAGAATCCTTTGAATTCATATACGGACGTACAGGCGTTAAGTATTCAGCCCCGGACGGGCTACATGATGACTGCGTATGTTCTTTAGCCCTTGCCAGTCTTAAGTTAGGAGATAAACCAAGTCAACCAATAATAACCTTTCACAGATGAAAATAAACGCAATACTAAACGGGGTCAAAGTAGAAAAGGAAATACCCACCGGATGGGATCAGGTAACTTTCGGCCAAGCGCTCAAGCTAATGAAGTGCCAAACAGATACACAAGTTCTAAGTGTATTCACCGAAATAGACGAGGAAACACTTAAGAAGGCCACAATCAAAAACCTTTACAAGGTCATAAACGCAATCGGGTTTACTAAGATCCCGCCTTCAGTTGACAAGATACCAGACCAGATAAGAAGTTATGAAATGCCTAAAAACATTGAAATAGATGAGATTGGCCGGTATGAGGATTTGAAATTGGAGGCTGCAAAGATTCAAAAGGATGATATTGATTCCATTCAAGCCTATGCAATGTTTTGCGCCATCTATGCCACAACTCCATACGATTACAAACAGGCCGAACGCTTAAAGGATTACTTTATGCAAGCGCCATGCGAGGAGGTCATGGCAATAGGAAATTTTACAGTAATGAAATTGATCGAATTGAACAGTCCTGGGCTGTTAGATTCCCCAAGACTTCCCTCACTGCTGAGGAATTGGAAGCTGGCTATAAGCGCATGGCTGACACGTTTGGCTTTTACCGTTCGCTACTATTCATGGAAGCGAAAACTCCGTTTAACCGAAAAGAACTCCTAAAATGGGCGGTTGCCGAATTTAAATATAATCAGTTATATTTGTCGTGGGAGTCGTATACTGAGCATAAGTATAACGAGGTAATGAAGAAAAAGAAATGACGAGAGCGGAGGTGAGGGCGTTTGTGGAGTCGGGGATAGATAATTTAAACCAATCAGGGGAGGTAATACAGTTTGGCTCTGGCCGAATCACTGAATTTAATTCTACCCGTTCAAACATCTATCCTTTTTGCTGGCTTGAAAGCCTTTCCGTTGATACAGATCTGATTAACTCCATGCCATTTGATAACTGGAATATTGTTATTCATGTGGCCGCCAAAGACGCCCAAGATTCAAGCGCTGACCAATACGAAACCATTGTAGATACCTGCGATGTAATAGCCCAAAAGCTCGTAAAGAAATACAATGATGTAGTAAGTGGGTATAAACTTGTAACACTTTCAGGTATCAATAGAGAACCTTTTATTAAGAAACACGCTGACAATACAAGCGGGGTAATTCTTTCATTTACGCTGATCTCGCCAGATCAAACTAACCTATGTTAGAGTTTAACCTTATACTACAGAAATACGCTCCTGTAGGGGTTAGATTAGTTCAAACGGCTTTAGAACAAGTCAGAGCCTCAGGTAAAACAATTCAATCAGTCAAAGCAGAAGTAATCGAAAGTAACACGGTTGATCGTCTGCAAATTTTTGCCCGTCCTTACACAAACCGGATTGAACAAGGCATAGGCCCAACAAAGAAAGGGCCATCTTCTGAAATGATTAAGAGTTTAACAGAATACGCTCAGGCCCGGGGATTTGCAAAGCCTGAAAGCGCAGCCTGGGGATTAGCTAAGAAGATCCAAAAGGAAGGGGATAGAACCCACAAACAAGGCGGCCGAGTGGTTTACTCGGATGACGTAGATAAGTTTGTAAGTGAACTTAAAAACGAATGTAGGAAAGTAGCTAAAGTAAAATTCACCAGTACCATTAAAAATTCATTCAATGGCGTTAACAATACAACAGCGTCCTAGAGGGCCGATAATTAGTACAACTCCATTGACGGCTACTATAACAGATAATAGCGGTGATGCTGTTTTTACTTATGTTGCTCACGGTCTTTCAAATGGTAATTTGATTTTCATTAGTTCTGATTATTCTTACTATAATGGTTTTTGGAATGTTGTTTATTTAAGTGCTGATACATTTTCAGTAAATAGATTTCCGGGTGATGAGAACGCACTTTATATAGCTAACCAAAGCGTTACATTCTACAAATCAACTTCTTATCATTACTTTAACTCAGTACATCTACCGATAAGATACACCCTAACGAGTAACCTATATCCACAGAATGGAGAAGATACAGCGCGAAGTGTAAGTAGTTTCAGTAACGATAACGGTTACACAAGGCTTAATTTATCAGGGGACATTAAGGCAACCGGCAGCGCTCAGACTTTAGAGTTTGTTAAGCTAACGGTTAATAGTGTTGAAAGTGTTTACCAAATATTAAACTGGTATTCAGATACTTCCATAACGGTAGATTTGGAATATGACGGAGGTACTGTTTTCGGAAATTGTCAGTATTACTATTCAAACTATCACGCTAATATTCGTGTTTACGCTGGTATTACTGGGACCGGTTCAGTTCTTAAACCAGTTGAATTAATTACAGAATTTGATGCTGTACCTTATGGTACATTGAATATCATTGAAATTAACATAAACGAATACCTAAAGGACAAAGTAGATGTACTTTTGAATGACCCGTCTTTGGTTACCATGCCGAGGGATATTAACGCCTTTTGTGAGTTTTATATTACCTACGCTGAAAGCTACGATCAGTCATTAGATGGTTATACTTTGGGTACTTATACAAGTTCGTATACCTCTGATTCAGGGACTGTAGGTTATGCTGTTAACTCTAAACTACCTTTTAAGAATCGTTACTCAGGTTACATGAGCGAGTATTTACCTGAGGCTCTGACTTGTTCTAAAGCCGTTTGAACTAATCTAACCCCTACAGGAGCGTATTTCTGTAGTATAAG